TTTTGGTCAGCAGGGTGTAACCGGAGACAAGCAACCAACCAAAAGGCAAGCGTCTTTTAAAGCGCGTCATGCTAAGAACATAGCCAAAGGCAAAATGTCTGCGGCTTACTGGGCAAACAAGGTGAAATGGTGAAAGGCGTTAAACATTATTTCCGTGATGGCACGGAACACAAGGGCGGCACTCACAAGGATGCTAAAGGTAGACTGATGTCTGGTGCTAGACACACCAAGAACAGTAAGTACCTGTACCATAAGAACGAGTTGTCAAAGACTGCACAGAAGAAAGCAAAGACCAATTACATTGGGCCAATCAAAGGGAGAAAACTATGAAGGGTAAATACCATATTGACAATCCATCAATGCTAAAATCAATGAGACAAAAAAATCAACTAAACAGAATTAAAAAAGATGAACTTGATCGAATGATAGATTCTCTGGATCGGGACGCTTATAGAGGTGCAATTAAAAGAATGAATCGCCGCGCAAGTCCTAAGAAATACTAATGCCACGCAAAGGTTTATACGCAAACATCCACGCCAAGCGCAAGCGAATCAAGGCTGGATCAGGAGAGAAAATGCGGAAGCCCGGAAGCAAGGGAGCGCCAACAGCAAAGGCATTTAAAAAATCAGCCAAGACAGCGAGGAAGAAATAATGTGGGAACAGACAGTAAAGAAGTGGAACCAGTTAGAGACGAAACAAAAGATAGTGGCTATCGTGGTAGCCGTCGTACTTCTTGGTATGCTCACTGCATAACATGGTTATTCTTGACCACTCTGATAAGCGGGTGCGAGACTCTGAGGGACGCGACGTACAGCGGGACGGGAGCGGCAATCGGTGCGGGAGCCGCAACTGTAATCAGCGGTGGTGTAACTGCTCCGATGGCGGGTGCGCTGGTGGGTGCCTCGACAGGGATTGTCCTTGCCGACCTGACTGAAGATGAGATTGCAGAAGGTGTAGCATATATAGAAAGAAAATCTTTCTTTACAATTATTGAGGATTTGGTGGAGGTTGCAGGATGGGGTCTGATACTGTTTTTTGTGGGGCCGATAATTCTGGGATGGATTCTACCGGGACCGTTGGAAAGAAAGAAAAAGAACTAGTCATCGTAGAATGGCGTGACATTATAGCAACTTCTGGGTGGGAGCAAGAACCAACTTGCCCCACCTTTTTTAATGTTGGCTGGCTGGTTAGACAGGACAGTGAGGTGATAGTTCTGGCAACGTGTAAAGACCCTGATGACTTTACAGGAGAGTCATCTGATCCCCCTCCTGTTTACTATGGGTTTCATGTTTTTCCTCGCGGTTGCGTTGTTTCCGTTTCTGTAGTTCAGCGTACTGGTACAGAGTAATACCCTCGTTCCTCTGAAATATCTCGCGCCATGTGCGCCACTCTCCGTCACGACACTGTATAGATTCGTGCTGATGCACCCAACAGTATCTTGCGAAGTGATACCTTCTCTGTTCGTCCCACTCCTTTTCCTGTTCTTTAGATGGATTCCTCAAGTTGATCTATTCTCATATTATACATATCAACCAAAGTCATAAACCCATTTGAATCATCCTTAGTACCTTTCCGCCAGAGTTTCGCCCTTTGGAAATAATCCCTTGCGCTCATGTCACCACATAACCAAATATTTTTTGGGTTCTTGTACCATTTACCGCCGCGCCTAATCGTACCGAGCGCGGGTTTTCCGTAGTATCCAAACTCCCCAAACTCCATGCTGATAAAAACATATCTATCAGGTTGTTGATGGGTGCTGGTTTTTGCAACTGACACATCATAAAAACCTTTTGGTGGTACTGTGCGCCTCTTGGTTTTCACCTCAATCTTCTCACCTTTGTAGATCATGTCGTAATCTTTCTCATCAGCCAACTCAACGCCAAGATGATTGGCTAAAGCAATCTCACCCAATCTTCCTGCGAGATTGCCGGCTCCATTTGTAATGGAGTTCTTGATACCTCCAAGATCATTTGCCCACTGCACTGCTTGTTCTATCATATCCTGATTGAACTTTAGTAATTGCATTACCAATCCTGTATAAAGTTGTTGTGCTTTTTTGAATTCTCTGATTTTGAAAGAAGTTGTAGGTTATGCCAAGTGTGCAGTCCACAAACCAGTTTATTCCCTACTGGTATGATATGGTCTACAGCGAATCCCCATTCCTGAGCCTTTAGGTAAACCAATTTTATCAGTTCATCTCCATCCCAGTTTGGAGTTGCCTCTTTAATTTTAATTTTTCTTCTTCTGTTGCAGTTATTTCTAAATGCCTTGCCACGCTCAGTAGACCTATACGCTTTTCCATTTTGCGCGTATACTTCTTTATTCTCAGCGTAATCTTTTTTGTTGTAATCACTGTGATATTCTTTCCACTCTTTTGTTTCTCGTTTTTTCGCTTCTTTCTTTTTAGAACAGTCAATACAATTGTAGTGAGAACTTTTAAAGTTTGATGGCCAGATGTTTTTTAGTTCCAAAGAAACTTCAACACCGCAAATCTTACAATGTTTTTTCATTTACCCACTCCATGATACATTCGTCTAACTCCTCTTTAGTTTTAAAGTATCGGTTGTCAACGTGCATATAAGTTAGTTTGTCATCGCTTGCAAGAAAGCACCATCCCTTAGGATGATTTGATCTTTCTACTCTGATGTTTGATCCGGGTATTCTACCAAGATTAAATCCGCTACCTCTTCCCCATTCAATGGACATCTGGGCCTCTGATATCTGGAGAGAACCCAACAACATTTCCTCCTGTATCTTGACGCAGTAGCCGCTTGAGTGATCGCCACATAAACTCATGGCCAGAATACTCTGATTGTTGGGCGCACCCTTCAAGCAAATCTTCCATCTCTTCTTTGTCGAATAAGTCATGGTTGATTCCGTCTGACAATAACTCAAGAGCGGAGTCAAAGTGAAACACAATCATTGCCGGTATGCTCACTTTATCTCCTTCATTCTTTTGTGTAAGTTCATAGCGGATAGGAACGCTTGGAAGTTTTCCTCAATAGCCTCCGATCTAACCGCCTCAAACCTGCCTGTAGCCTTGTCACATCTAAGTATGTATGTAGCGTCAACAGGTATGCCGTGAATGTCCTCAACGGCTTTGGCATACGCCGCAACCTGTAGATGGTATTCAGGATAAACCCTCTTGCTAGTTTTCCAATCAATAACACAATATTCTCCATTAATAATAGCCCTTGCATCAACAGTTCCTGCATATTTATATTTTCTATGGTAAAGTTTTTCTTCCGATGACTTCCATTCAATAACATTCTCACCCACCCAATCTTGAAAGGCATGAATAGCATTAACAGCCTCTTCTTGTCTTGGCATCTTGGGTATTTCAGCATCGCCTAACTTCCAGTTAATTGCTTGCTCAACCCATTCATGGGTTATGGTTCCTATGTTCAGCGCATCGTGAGACTTGCTTCGGTATGCTGACTTTAATCCTTTTATCAAAGGCTCAAGGGCCATGCGAGACTTGTATATCTTTGTCTTTTTAGAAGACGAATCCTCATCAAAGAAAAAGTTTTTCTCTAGCCAATCAGCACCTACTTTCAATGCCCACGGAACCAAAGCGGGTTTGGAGATAATGTCTAGTATCTTGGTGGCACTAGGCACTATCTCCTCCCCTACCTTGTACGCATGGAGTTTGGAGTCGAACAACATCTCGACTACCTCACCGTCATGGTACTCTATCTTCATTAGAACGGAACAGCAGATGAAGATGCAGACTTACGGCTCTCGCCACTACCGTTATACGGCGGCTCCACCCGACCAGAGAACTTCAGTTTGCCTGAGTCTTTAGTCCAGAGAGACACTCGCATCTTGGTACCGTCAATCAGCGCGTAGCCTGTTAGATCAGGGCGATTCTCATTGCCCTCTTTGTCGTTAGTGAAAAGCGAAATATCGCCATCTTTTTCTTCGTATGTACTCATAAGTTTCCTATATATTTTGGTGTGTAAACCTTTGGTTGGCTTGCTCAGTACGCCATACTTCAATGCGTAGTTCTAACTGCTTGAGTTCCCACCGCAGGGCCTCTTCTTTTTCCATAGCAACAGCGATACCTTCAATAGTTTCTGATACCTCAGGTTGCATGGAAACCCAGTTCTCCTTATCCGCCACGGTTTTTCCTACTGCTTTACCGTACAGAAAGGATCGTTGAGTCTTTTTAAACTCCATTAACTGATACGTTTCGGCTTTCGCCTGAGC